TTTTAATTTTTTCATCATTTAGAGATACTGTTATAGATTTATCAGTAATTCCAGCAATATCATAAATCCTACGATACATTAATTTAATCATATCATCTGAATATTTCTCTAATTCAAATCTTTTAAAGTCACATTTCCAAGTAATTTTAGTATACGGTTTTCCTTGACATTTCTTAATAATAGGTTCATTACATTTAGTCATATTATTTTCCCAGGTTTGGGCATATTTTAACTTATTAATATGATCAACAGTTTCTATAGTAAATTCTTGTGAAAAGATATTTGCAAGTTTTGCTCCATATCCATTTTTACCACCAACAATTCTTTTTTCATCTTTTTTATAGTTAGATGATGTTAAAAGTTCACCAAAGATTAATTGAGGAATATATATTTTTTCTTTTTCATGTTTTTTTATAGTAATACCATTTCCATCATTTAATACAGTTATTGAATTATCTTCATTAAAGTTAATTTTAATTTGAGATACTTGGATAATATTAGGGTCTTCATCACTTTTACCTTGTAATCTAACAATTTGATCTCTCGCATTTACAAGAATCTCATTAAAGATATTCAATAATGCCGGGATATATTCAATTTCTTTAAACACGATTTTATTATCGTTTAAGATGGGCAGAACTTCATTAATTTTATCGATACCTCCGACATATGTATCAGGGGTGTCATAGATATGTTGTCTGAGTTCTTTCTTTTCATATTGTTCTGCCATTTTATAAATATATAGTTGATTTTTTTAAATATTAAATTATTTTTCAAATTTATATTTTATATTTAATCAATTAATTAATTTTTTATTTTTTTAATTAATTAATTTCTCCAAAATTTTTTTCTATGTTATATTATAAAAACAAAAAATGGGAGGAGGATTAATGCAATTAGTAGCTTATGGTGCACAAGATATTTACCTTACTGGTAACCCGCAAATTACTTTCTTTAAAGTTGTCTATCGCAGACACACTAACTTCTCTATGGAAGCTATTGAACAAACTTGGAATGGGACTTCGGCAGCTTCAGATGGTCGATGCACTGCCACCATTTCTCGCAATGGCGATTTAGTCCACAGAATGTATTTAGAATTAACTACAGGAGACACCGTCCTCGCTGAGGGGGGTAACTTTGGTGCCTCATGTATTACAGATGTTGAATTAGAAATTGGTGGTCAAAAGATTGATAAACAAAGTGGTTTATGGATGGAAACATGGGCTGAATTAACTGAACCTAATCCTACAGGCGCTTGTGGTAAAGCCAAGACCGGGAAAGTCATAGGTGGAACTTTGTTTCAAAAAATGAGTTTAATGGGTGGAGTAATAGATGGTGCCAGCTCTGGCACGGATATGGATAAGTTATTTGTTCCATTACAATTCTGGTTCTGTAAAAATCCTGGTCTAGCATTACCTTTAATTGCTCTTCAGTATCATGAAGTTAAAGTTGTCCTTAATCATACTATCGCATCAACGTTAGCCGCGACCGGACACAAGCAGGATAATAAATTATGGTGTGATTATATATACCTTGATACCGATGAACGTCGTCGTTTTGCTCAGGTATCTCATGAATACCTTATTGAACAGGTTCAAGAACAATCATTAACTGATGGTACCGGTGATCTTAATTTTAATCATCCCGTTAAAGAATTAGTGTGGTGTGCTTCAGCGAAAGTAAGTGGCACGGTGGCTCCGACATCAATAGCAATTGGAACAGAGACCCAGACGTATTTACTTAAATTAAACGGTCATGATCGTTTTTCTGCCCGTGACTGGAGATATTTTTCTAGAACACAAGTATGGCAACATCATTCGGGAGCAGGCGGATTGACTTCGGTGACTTCAGATGGAGACCTTGGTCTCGATGGACAATTCGATGACTCTATTGGGGTCTATTCATTTGCCCTCAAACCAGAAGAACACCAACCAAGTGGAACATGTAACTTCTCAAGAATTGATAACGCCAGACTAGAGGCATCCGCCCCCAGAAGCGGTATAAATAAAATCTTCGCCGTCAACTACAACGTCCTCCGTATCATGTCCGGTATGGGTGGATTAGCATACAGTAACTAAATAATTATTAAATAATATAATCTATTCTATAGATCTTAAATAATTAATATATTTTTCTAAATATTATAGTCATTTTTAAAAGAATTTAATTAATTTAAATTAATTAAATAATTTCTCTAAAATTTTTTTCTATGTTATATTATAAAAACAAAAATGGGAGGAGGATTAATGCAATTAGTAGCTTATGGCGCACAAGATATTTACCTTACTGGTAACCCACAAATTACTTTCTTTAAAGTTGTCTACCGCAGACACACTAACTTCTCTATGGAGGCTATTGAGCAAACCTGGAATGGTACCTCTGATGGGGCGAATGGTCGTTGCACCGCCACTATTTCCCGTAACGGTGATTTAGTTCACAGAATGTATTTGGAAATTACAAATACGTGTGCGGCAACTTTTAATAACCCTTCCTCTGCAGCGATTACCTCTATTGAATTAGAAATTGGTGGTCAAAAAATAGATAAACAATCAGGGAGATGGATGGAAGTTTGGGCTGAATTAACTGAACCTAATCCTACAGGTGTTCATGGCGCCGCTGGTGGTGTGAACGGGACCCTTTTTCAAAATATGAGTGGTATGGGTGGTGTACAGGCATCTAGTAATTCTGTACCATTTTTCATACCTTTACAATTTTGGTTTTGCCGTAATCCGGGACTTGCTTTACCTTTAATTGCCCTTCAATATCATGAAGTTAAAATTATTCTTGAACATAATATGTTTGCTGCTCTCACTGCTACTAAGAATAGATTATGGGCTGACTATATATATCTTGACACTGATGAACGTAGACGTTTTGCTCAAGTATCACACGAATATTTAATCGAGCAAGTTCAAGAACAAACAGTCGGTAAAGTTATAAGTACAGATTTAAATTTTAATCATCCAGTAAAAGAACTCATATGGACTGCTGCTACTGATGGGGCGGATGGTATTGCTGGAGCGGCTGCTTATACTACACTTATTCAACCAATGAGTACCGGTACAGTTCTACTAAAATTAAATGGTCATGATCGCTTTGCCGCTCGTGATAGTAGATATTTCTCCAGAACTCAAGTATGGCAACACCACACAGGAGCAGGAGGTCTTGATTCGGGTACTGGTGCGGGGGACGGAGCGTTTAATGATTCCATTGGTGTTTACTCATTTGCTCTTAAACCAGAAGAACATCAACCATCTGGAACTTGTAATTTTTCCCGCATTGATAACGCTCAATTAGTATTTGGTGCAGCACTAGTTTCATCAAATTGTAGTATTTTCGCCGTCAACTACAATGTCCTCCGTATCATGAGTGGTATGGGTGGTTTAGCATACAGTAACTAAATAAATAATCTATTTCTATAGATTTTAAATAATTAATATATTTTTCTAAATATTATAGTCATTTTTAAAAGAATTTAATTAATTTCTCCAAAATTTTTTTCTATGTTATATTATAAAAACAAAACAATGGGAGGAGGGTTAATGCAATTAGTAGCTTATGGCGCACAAGATATTTACCTTACTGGTAACCCACAAATTACTTTCTTTAAAGTTGTCTACCGCAGACACACTAACTTCTCTATGGAGTCTATTGAACAAACCTGGAATGGGACACAAGATAGCAATGGTCGTTGTACCGCCACTATTTCTAGAAATGGTGATTTAGTTCACAGAATGTATTTGGAAATTACCGAAGCGGCCGGCGGAAGCGTCCGGAACATGGACAATCCGGGCGCTTCATGGATTACAGATGTTGAATTAGAAATTGGTGGTCAAAAGATTGATAAACATACTGGTTTATGGATGGAAACATGGGCTGAATTAACTGAACCTAATCCTACAGGGACTGTTTCAAACGCCGCGGGCGAAACCGCAACATCATTTCAAAAAATGAGCGGTATGGGTGGTGTAAATGTAACCTCGGGCGACGGCACCGGATTCACAAAAGTTTTTGTCCCATTACAATTTTGGTTCTGTCGTAATCCAGGTCTGGCATTACCCCTAATCGCCCTTCAGTACCATGAAGTTAAAATTATTCTTAATCATACAATAACTTTGTCCTGGGCGACTGGGAAAAACTCATTATGGGCTGATTACATCTATCTCGATACCGATGAACGTCGAAGATTCGCCCAGGTTTCCCATGAATATTTAATTGAACAGGTTCAAGAACAGACTGTGACAGTAGCCGTCACCGGCGGGAACACTGATCTCAATTTCAACCATCCTGTAAAAGAATTGATATGGACAGTAAAAAAATCGAAAGTTGGGGTCGATGTCACTGCGAACACCGGTGTTCATGGCAGCGCAGCAAACGTAACATTTGGACTTAAACTAAATGGACACGATCGTTTTGCTGTTCGTGATTTCAGATATTTCACCAGAACTCAAGTATGGCAACATCACTCTGGTCCGGGTGGAATCACTCCGGCCAACTCCGGAGGTCCGGGAAAATTCGATGACTCTATTGCTGTTTATTCGTTTGCCCTTAAACCTGAAGAACATCAACCATCTGGTACGTGCAACTTCTCTCGCATTGATAATGCTCAATTAGTTTCTACTGGAACAGCAGTCAATGTTGACACAATCTTCGCCGTCAACTACAATGTCCTCCGTATCATGTCTGGTATGGGCGGTTTAGCATACAGTAACTAAATAAATAATATTTTTTTTAAATATTATAGTCTTTTTTAAAAGAATTTAATTTTCTTTTTTTTTTTTTCTATGTTATATTATAAAAAACTGGATGGGAGGGGGGGTAATGCAATTAGTAGCTTATGGCGCCCAAGATATTTACCTTACTGGAAACCCACAAATTACTTTCTTTAAAGTTGTATATCGCAAACACACTAACTTCTCTATGGAATCCATTAAACAAACTTTCAGTGGGACTGCTCACTTTGGTAATGAAGTTGTTGCCACAATCTCCAGAAATGGTGATTTAGTTGGCAAAATGTATTTGGAGCATGTTGTTAAATTGGTGGCGGCAAGTGCAGCCGCCCACCAGTATATTAATATCTGCCCGAATTATGGATCTAATTTAATTAAGGAATGTGAAATAGAAATTGGTGGTCAGAGTATTGATAAACATTATAGTCACTGGCACTCAGTTTATTCCCAATTAACTGAATTTAATCCATCAGGAGCTCAATCTAATGGTTACGACCTTGTTGATGTCGATTCACACTACGGCGCCTTCACCACATTCGGGGGCCTCGAGGAAGGGTCCGCTGTGAAATCAACCTTATTTAATACTATGTCTGGCAATGGCGGTCCTGTTTCTACGGGTTTAAACGCCGGTCCTGGCGAGGCAGGGATGCGGACTATGGGTTCGTGGACTATCAATGCTCAAGCTGGGGCCATCGCGGACGTCGCAAGTGCAACAATATTTATTCCTTTATATTTTTGGTTTTGCCGTAGTCCCGGTCTAGCGCTGCCTTTAATCGCTCTTCAATATCATGAAGTTAAAGTTAAAATGACATTCGACGATAAAATAAACCTATTTAACAATACAGTTGAGGGCGATAGTAATAACGTCATGAACGCCCCGTTCACAGATGCTAATGATACGGTCGGCGATGCGCAGAGCGTCGTGGTTCCCGGCCTCACCAACCACACGGTATCAGACATTAATGACGGGCTTATAACTCAGGATTTTAATTTATGGTGTGATTATATTTACCTAGACACAGAGGAAAGACGTCGTTTCGCTCAAGTATCGCACGAATATTTAATCGAACAAGTACAATTCCAAAGTTTTGATAATAGGGGCACTTTAGATTTAAATTTTAACCACCCTGTTAAAGAATTAATATGGACCAGAACACCATCTTCTATATTTACCGCCCCCGGTGACGACCTGGGAATCGGCCCCGCCCGCCGTGAGCTCCTCCTCAAAAGGCTCCCCGAAACAATGTCAGGAAATTTCCAGTTAAAACTGAATGGTCATGACCGCTTCCAAGAAAGAGATACTAAATACTTCACAAGAACTCAAGTATGGCAACACCACACTGGATATGGTTCAACAATTAATTCTGATGCCATTGCTGTTTATTCATTTGCCCTTAAACCTGAGGAACACCAACCCTCTGGCACCTGTAATTTCTCAAGAATTGATAGCGCCCAATTAACTGCTACCAATGCGGCAGCTTATAACGTTTACGCCGTCAACTACAACGTCCTCCGTATCATGTCTGGTATGGGTGGTTTAGCTTACAGTAATTAAATAAATAAACTAAAAATTTTAACATATTTTATAAAAAAATAAATAAAAAATAAAAAAAGAATTTAGTTTCCCCAAAATTTTTTTCTATGTTATATTATAAAAACAAAAATGGGAGGAGGATTAATGCAATTAGTAGCTTATGGCGCACAAGATATTTACCTTACTGGTAACCCGCAAATTACTTTCTTCAAAGTCGTCTATCGCAGACACACTAACTTCTCCATGGAATCTATTGTTCAAACATTCTCTGGTACTGCTGGCTTCGGTGGTGAAGTTGTTGCCACAATCTCCAGAAATGGTGATTTAGTTGGCAGAATGTATTTGGAACACGCCGCTAATTTTACAAGCGTGGATCCAGACAATGACGACCAGATTGGATTAGTTGAAAGATATGGTGATTCATTAATCAAAGAATGTGAAATTGAAATTGGTGGTCAAAAAATTGATAAACATACTTCCATGTGGAATCGTGTTTATTCTGATTTAACTGAATTTAATCCAAGTGGTCATTTCGGGGGGAATTTGGATCCTACAGCTGTACTCGTCGGATCGAATTCGGATGGAACTTTATATCAAAAAATGAGCGGGAATGGGTACGGATTTAATACTTCTACATATCACAATACTGATAGTGGTTTTGGGGCCGCTAATGGGGTTTTTAATGGATTCGATTATACTAAAGGTGTGTCATCGTCAGCGTCAGCTAAAATTGATATTGGGAGAATATTTTTACCATTAAATTTCTGGTTTTGCCGCAATCCTGGTCTCGCATTACCGTTAATTGCCCTTCAATACCATGAAGTCAAGGTTAAAATGACTTTTGAAACAATTGCTAATTTGGGGAGGTATGATGGATCCGCCAATAATGAATTTACCGCTAACGCTATCCCCATGCCCATAGGTACTAGTACAGGTAAGGTCAAATTGGATGGAAAAGAATTTAATTTATATTGTGATTATATCTATCTAGATACTGATGAAAGACGTAGATTCGCCCAGGTATCTCACGAATATTTAATTGAACAATTACAGTATTCGGAAAGTATTATTAATTCAGCATCACCATCAATTGATCTTAATTTCAATCACCCAGTTAAGGAATTAGTCTGGACTATGAGAAATGAAACTGTTGGTACCGATAAAGGGAGATGCCAACCGCTGGGCGCAGCTGGAACTGCTCAGGGAGATACAACTGCTAGTCCTGTTTCTCTGGATACTATGGAAGGTACTTGGCAATTGAAACTGAATGGACATGATCGTTTTAAAGAAAGAGATAATAAATATTTCACTAGAACTCAAGTATGGCAACATCACACTGGATATGGTGCTGTACCAACATTTGGCGTAACTAACTCTGATTTAGATACAGATGCGGCTGCCCCTATGGGTTCAGACGCTATTGCTGTTTATTCCTTTGCTCTTAAACCTGAAGAACATCAACCTTCGGGTACTTGTAATTTCTCAAGAATTGATAACGCACAATTGGTTGGATCGGGTCTGAAAGTTGCGGTCCGGGGTACGCCCACACTCATTGCAAAGGACACTTCAGGACCCACCAACACAGTTAAACTAACAATCTTCGCCGTCAACTACAATGTCCTCCGTATCATGAGTGGTATGGGTGGTTTAGCTTATTCTAACTAAGTAATTTATATTTAATATATTTTTATTCATTTAACAATTCTTTTAAAAGAATTTAAATTAATTAAATTAATTTCTTTAAAATTTTTTTCTATGTTATATTATAAAAACAAAAAATGGGAGGAGGATTAATGCAATTAGTAGCTTATGGCGCACAAGATATTTACCTTACTGGTAACCCACAAATTACTTTCTTCAAAGTCGTCTACCGCAGACACACTAACTTCTCTATGGAATCTATTGTCCAAACATTCAGTGGTTCTGCTGATTTCGGTTCTGATGTTGTTGCCACAATCTCCAGAAATGGTGATTTAGTTCACAGAATGTATTTGGAGCATGATGTAAGTTTAAAAACCGTAAACAATAACGAAACCTTAGCAATCGGTTGTGATTATGGAAGTCATGTAATGAAAGAATGCGAATTAGAAATTGGCGGTCAAAGAATTGATAAGCATTATGGTCACTGGCATTCTGTTTATTCACAGTTAACAGAATTTAATCCAACTGGCTCTCAGAGTACCTTATTTAATCTTATGAGTGGAAATGGAACTGGAGTGGATACAGAAGTTGCAGCAACTCCCGAAGCGAATGGTTTTACCACGACTTCCAATGATGGTGGTAAAGATACTGCTATTGCTAAACTGTTTGTCCCTTTATATTTCTGGTTTTGTCGTAATCCTGGTTTAGCATTACCTTTAATCGCTCTACAATACCACGAAGTAAAAGTTAAAATTACTTTTGAAGGGATAGATAAATTAATTGCAATTGATGACGGCTCCACTTTTGCCACAAGTGGTCAAGCTGTGGGTGGGGCTGAGAATGTCACTGATGCAGGAACAGATTTTAAACTATGGTGCGATTATATTTACCTTGATACCGATGAGCGCAGACGCTTTGCTCAAGTTTCACACGAATACCTTATTGAACAAGTTCAGTTTGCATCAGAAGGAACAGGTGGAACTATTGATCTTAATTTTAATCACCCCGTTAAAGAATTAATCTGGTCCGGTCAGCGGAAAGTAGGGTTGTCGCTCGCGACAGCATTATTATTATATGAAAGAGATAAACTCTGTGCTTCTGCTCTTGACGAAACCGCTCTACTCAAATTAAATGGTCATGATCGCTTTAAAGAGAGAGATCTCAGATATTTCACAAGAACTCAAGTATGGCAACACCATACTGGTTATGGTTGTACGCAAACATCGACCGGTAATAATACTGACACAATAGCCGTATACTCTTTCGCCCTTAAACCCGAAGAGCACCAGCCTTCTGGAACCTGTAACTTCTCGCGCATTGACAATGCTCAGTTAGTTCAATCCTTAGCAAAACCTGTAAATGTCTACGCAGTTAACTACAATGTCCTCCGTATCATGTCGGGTATGGGTGGTTTAGCTTACAGTAATTAAATTAAATAAACTAAAAAAATTAAAATATATTTTATAAAAATAAATTAATAAAGATTATTCATAACATTTTGAATCTCTTCATTACTTTTTCTTCTATGTGAAACATTAATAGTTAATTCAGTTAATGTTTTTAAAACTTCTACCTTTTTTTCTTCTGATAAATTTATAGAATCGCCTGATAATGTATATTCATCTAATTTTTTAAAATGGTTATGTTCTCTGAATGTAGGACCACCTTCTCCGATCCATAGTTTTAGAACTTCTACAAATTTTTCAATATCATCTAAGTTCTCATCAACTTCTGTCCCTTCTTTTAATAGATTTTCAACGTGTCTTCTTCTAATTTCATTTCCAGACCATTTGCCCAAAACTTCTACTAAAGTTTTAAGTGAACATAATTGATCAGAAACTACGGGTTCACTACTTTCAACTGGAGTAGTTGTAGGGACTTCAGTAAGAATGTTACGGATATCTGCGGCGACCTGTTCAACTGGACCGGCGGTCTCTTCAGGTGCTTCTTCTTCTACGGGACCGGCGGTCTCTTCAGGTGCTTCTTCTTCTACGGGACCGGCGGTCTCTTCAGGTGCTTCTTCTTCTACGGGACCGGCGGTCTCTTCAGGTGCTTCTTCTTCTACGGGACCGGCGGTCTCTTCAGGTGCTTCTTCTTCTACAGGTTCTTCTTCTTCTTCAACGGGTGCTCCCGATACCTCTTCTTCGACAGCTGCTTCTTCTCCCGCTTCTACAGATTCAACAGGTTCTTCTGGACCTGCGGTATCAGTACCTTCGGTCTCCGGATCATCTGTAATTTCTGCTTGAATATTAGACTCTACAGGTTCCGAAGTAATTTCAGTCAAATCTAGAGTGCTATTATCAGACATTTTATATACTAACAAATATTTTAATTTTTATTTTTTTTTTTATAGACCATTTTTTTTTTTTTTATTTTTTTTTTTTTAAATTTTTTAATTAATTTT